AAACCATTGCCCTTCGGCACCTGTTTCTGTGACTTGTTTATTAAATCCTGGAGCAAAGCCTAATTTTTGTAACATATAAAAACCTGTTTATTAGGTAATATATTAGTTTGTTGATAAATTCAACAGGTTTACGGTGTAAGCTATTTTTTATTTCCTGTCAACTCGACCCTTAAACCAAGATGGGAGACCTATATGNGGCCTGTTATCAAACACATTTCTATCAGAACCTTTTGTTTTTATATCATTGTAATGTAGAAAAGCTTGAACACATTCCTTACCTTTAAATTCTTCTCTCCAATGTTCCAACTCACAGCCTCTATAGATTAACATATCTCCTGGATCTAAATTTACTTTTATACCTTTTTTATTTCTATCACCAGATGGTTCTAAATATATAGGCCAAGGATCACCCCCTATATTCATTGTTGTAGATATCTCACAACTAAATCTATCTTTATGTCTATCAAGAACATCACCTTTTTTATAAACCCTTGCATATGTATATGAAGGATTTAATTTTAGTTTAGTTTCTTTTTCCATAATAGGTTGCACTTTTAACATTAATGTTTCAAAAGCAGCATCACTGTAATGAGCATATGTATCTGGAACTTGTTGATTGCCTGTTTCATATGAACCTAAAGATGTTTCAAAAGGAGAAATATATCTTGCTTTTAAACACGTATCATAAACTTGTTTTTTAATAACAAAATAATTTGCAAGAAACGTAGCTAGATCTTTACTTATTACATTTTTAATAACTAAATATTTGTTTTTTTTAAAATTCATTTTTAAATCCTAACCATCCTGTAAGTAACATTTTTTCTTTATTACATACCTCGCTTCTATGAGTATGTGTAAAATCTGTTGGAAATATGACAGTTAATCCTTTTTTTGAAGGCACAGTTTTGTCTAAATAACAAAATTCTGTTCCACCATTTTTTATATTATATAAATAAGTTGCAAAAACTAAAACCCTATTTGAAAGAGTTTTAGAATTTCTTTCACAATGCCAATGTTTAAAACCCCCGTTCGCTTTATATTTTTGAATATTATAAAACTCATGAACATTATAGTGTTCATAGTTTTCAAGTTGAGGATATTTTTTTTGATATAATTTTATCATTTTAGAAAGTTGTAACCTATATGTAACAATTGGGTCATCTTCACAATTAGGGCTAATGTATAAATCTGTAGAATCTTTTGATTCTTTATTTACAGCTAAAAAAGTTCCATTAGAATACATAGCACCTTGTTTCCAATTAGGCTCATTGTCATCATAATATTGTATTAACTTGTCACATAATTTTTCAGGAATATACCAACCCCCTATAAATGTTTTTTTATCAAATTTGTGTTCTTTAATCATTTTTAAAAGTAATTAACATTAATATTTATTCTTCTGTTATCATCTGTAGGTAAACTACTTGCATGATCTTTGCTAGGGTCAAAAAAAACTACCCTGTTAGCTTTAGGTTTAACCTCTTCTTTATTAAAATAAGTCAAACCATTATTATCGTTTATGTATAAAAGACATCCTTTATGTTTATAAGAAAAATCTGTGTGAAATTTATGTATCTCTTTTTTATTTTTATTTAAATATAAATTTCCCTTAACTCTAATAATGCTTTTACTCTTTATCTGTTTTAAAAATCTTGCAAGTAAATTAAAATAATCACTATTAACATACAAGTCATTGTCATAAAAATTGTGTACAAAATAATATTTATTTTTTTTATCTTCATCATCAGTTATGTATGGATTATGAAACCAAGGAAAACTACCTCCAAGCATTATATCTTGTATTTCTTTAAAATATTCTTTGTCTAAAAAATCATCAATTACTTTAATCATTTTTTAATATTCCTTTAGGAACTGCTGTCATATTCCAATGAATAAATCTAAAAGGTTCTTTACCATGGTCAACTGTAAATTGATGTTCTAAGTAACCAGGAAATATTATTAAGACGCCAGGTTTTGCAACAAAGTTTATTAACTCGATACCGTCTTTTAAACTATTAGATAATTTTGATTTCATTTTTAATTTAGTACAACGTGCCCCTGTTCTTGGTTCATGAAATATTGGACAGGATGTTTTGTCACTGGCTTTCAAAAAATAAAAACCTGATACATGTTGATTCCAATGGATGTGTGCACTGTGATGTCCTCCACCGTTTTTTGCAAACTCTTGAACCCACATTTCAGAAAATGTTAAATCATATGCATTCATGTCATACCCATGACTGTCTAAAAAATCAAAAGATTTTTTTCCAATGTAATTTTTAAAATCCCAAAAAGAATTGTCAGAAAGTAGTGTTGTTGAAGCATGAGTTATTCCAAAATCTCCTGTTTCTTTTATAGCTAATTTATTTCTTTTCCTTGATTCTTTAATATACTTATCGGATGTTTTGTTAAGTGATTTAACAAAATCTAATTTTTCTTCCCACCATATAGGTGTTTTAAAATATTCTTCTTTTTTCATTTTATTTATAAGGTTTTCCTAAATTCCATAACACTAAAGAATATCTAGTTCCCTCTGTTACAGGTTTAACTCTATGCCAAAGAAAAGAAGGAAAAACAATAATAGAACCTTTTGTTAAAATGTTTTTTGCCTGCTGTACATGTTCTAATTCGTCTCTCATGTGAGGATCATAATTTCTAAAATCAAATTCTAATTCTCCACCTTTATATTCTGTTTCATCAGATAATTGACAAGTTACAGAGAGTTTTCTAATTTTACCATTTTCATATGTTTTCTCCCAGCTATCACAATGCCAATCATAAAATTGATTTAATTTATATTTTGTAAATTGAAAATGTTCAGACTCATCCCATTCAAAATTCCAACCTGCATTTATATTAGCTTTTCTAATGTAAGGTTGTATCTCTTTGTATATCCAGTTATCATTTAACCAAACAATATTAGATTTTCTTTTTTTATTTAAATTTTTTTCTTCTTGTTTTGTTAAAGGATTTTTTTGTTGATCTCTTTCATATCCTCCTATTAAAGCCATTTCTTCTTTTTGCATTAAAGCATGTTTAATAATTTCATCGCAAAAACGAGGAGTCAAAACAGATTTAAAAGACCAGTAGTAATTACTTAGATTCATATTTTATTGTTAAAATAATATTCATGTCATCACTTTTATTAGGCGAAATAAAATAATTTAAAAAACTTGGAATCATAATAAACTTATTATCTTCAAGAGGTATGTCCCACCAATTATCTTTATTTTGTTTATCGTCATAAAACATTCTTAAGAAAGAAGACTCGGGTTCTATTTTTATACAGTATAACATAACGTAACTACAATCGCTTGATTTTAAAATTGGAAAAGAAGATTGGTTTGGGTAATAAATGTTACCAAAATGTGATGTATTAAAAATTTTGTTTTTAAAATTTAATTCAAAATATTCCGTTATATATTTATTTAACATATCTAGAGGTCTAGAAAAATTAAAATTCATTTGACAAATTTCAGATTTAAAAATATCAATGGCTAAAGATATTCTATCTATTTCAAATCCTTTTGGCATCTTAACATCGCCATGATAAAAATCTAATTCACTTAATACTTTCTTTTGCATTCCAAATAATTATATATAATTTTATGGAGTTTGCAACTCCCAACTATTATTATCAGGATTGTAATCATACCATTGTCCGGCTGCTTCTTGTTCTGTTGTAAGGGACGGTTGTTTTGGAGTTTCTTGTAAATCCCAAGATGTAGTGCTTTCATTCCATGAATAGAAATAATCATGTGTTGTACTATTTTTTTGTTCAGTTGTATAAGCAGGTTTTGCTCCTACAGGAGCTTCCCACGTAGCTTTAGAAAAATTTTTAACCCAAGAGTCAAACGGTTTATTTGGCCAAAAGATTTGATTTACAGGATCCCATTCACCACCTATTTCTGCAAAATTTCCTCTAAATACTTTAGATTGATCCTCTGCTAGTGTGCCGTCATTATTATAATATTGATTTAATTTAGTGTTATAAGAAGTTTTAATCCAATTAGCAGCCGGCCAATTGGCGCTGTTCTGTAAAAAAGATTGACCAAGAGATTCTTGTTCGACACCATTTTTAATACAATTAGAATCACTAACAACTAAAACTGTTAAAACTAAATTTGTATCTGGATCTATTTTTGCAAAATGTGCCATAATTTATATTACTGGAATTTGTATCTTATTACAACTGCTCCAGATCCTCCTGTACCAGAAGTTCCACCATTCGGGTCAACTCCTCTTCCCCCAGTTCCACTTCCACTGTTTGCGGGTCCATTTCCTGTACTACTACTTGGACCATTTCCAGATTGTCCTGCACTAGAACCAGCTTGACCACCGTTTCCACCATTTCCACCTGTTCTTCCATCTCTACCACCTCCGCCGCCACCGGAAAATTCTCTTGAAGATCCTAAACTTGGAACAGCTATACCAGTAGAATAAGCTGGAGATCCGAAAGCACCATTTCCACCAGCACTTGGTCCACCATTTCCACCACTTCCACCAGCTCCACCGCCACCTCCGCCACCCATTCTTAAACCAGGTAAAGGTGCAGTATTATTTCCACCATTATTACCTTGACTAGGTGTTGCAGGGTCTGATGTGGGTGGACTATTTCCAGCTCCACCATTTCCACCGGGACCAGCTCCAGCACCGCCAGAACCTCCNGGATTTCCTGGAGATGCAGAAGAAGGAGATGATCCTCCTCCACCGCCTCCAGTTGAAGTTATTGATGAAAAAACTGAATTTGCACCTACTGCTCCATGTGAGTTATCTCCTTGACCGGCACCTCCGGCTCCAACTGTTACAGGAATAGTTCCTGAGCATATAACTAAATGTCCACAAGCGTTGGGAAAAGATGATCTTACTCCTCCACCACCGCCGCCAC